TCCATTCCTATGACGAGACGGAGGATAAAACCTACATCTCGTATGAGCAGGATGTGCAGCCGATTTTGGACCGCAACAAGGCGATCCAGAACCACGGTAATCACAAGATGGGTGATGGCTACATAGCCGCATCAATTCCCTGTTCGATCATGCTCAAGTGGCTGGTCGAATACGGCGTGGACGTAATGAACCCCGACCATGGCGATGCTGTGAAGCGCCTGCTGAACAGCAGCGACTGGCGGCACCTCAAACGAACACCCTTCACCATCTAACAGGACAACAAACAATGGCTTCGATTCTTCGGAGGCTTCCGTCTGCGTCGTTCACGCGTCCGGCGGACACCACTGCCTATGCCTCGGGCGACCTCATGGCTAACTCGACCACCGCCGGCTCAGTTGTGGCGATGACCTTTTCGCCCGTTACCAAGGGTTCGGGCCGCTCGGCTCAGATCCGCCGCGTGCGCGTGTCGAAGACGGGAACGAGCGTCACCAACGCTTCGGTTCGGCTTCACCTCTACACCACGTCTTCGATCACCGCCGCCAACGGCGACAATGGCGCATGGTCCACGGACAAGGCCGCCAACTATGTCGGCTCGGTTGATGTGACGATCGACAAGGCGATGACGGACGGCGCAGCTGGTAACGCGACGTGCGAGTTCAACATCAACAGTCTGTCGCTTTATGGCCTTCTGGAGGCCCGTGGCGCCTATACGCAGGCATAGGCTGAGGTGTTCACCGTCACCTTGGAATCGGCTGAAGACTAATGCCGATCATTGTCCCGATCGGGACCGGGGCAAGCGTTGGAACGGGCGTCACGACCTACGCGGGTCTTGTGGCGTCCGTTTCCGACTGGCTGAATCGGTCGGACCTCGACGCGAAGATTCCCGACTTCATTGCCCTGTTGGAAGCGCGCCTCAATCGTGAGCTGCGTGTTCCCGATATGGAGACGATCGAAGAGCTGACGGTTTCGGACGGCTCGGTTGATCTACCGACAGACTTTCTTGAGGCGCGGCACCTCTACATCGACCGCGACACGGATAGCGAAGTCGTCCCGGCTCCGCTGGACACCTTCAGGCGGCAATATCCGACCAGCGTTGCAGGCATTCCGCAAATATATGCCATTTCTGACGGGCAAATCTTGCTCGCCCCGTCTCCCGCCGACACCTACACGGCCTGGCTCCACTATTACCAGAAGCTGACCCCGCTTTCATCGGACAACCAGACTAACTGGCTGATCGTCTCGCACCCCGACGTTTACCTGTTTGGCGCATTGGTCATGGCCGAAGCCTTCCTCTGGAATGATGAGCGGGTCGCGGGCTGGAAAAGCTTGTGGGATGAAGCCATCGCTAGTCTGCAAAAGCATGGGACCAAGAAGCGTCACGGCGGTGGCCCACTCTATCCGCGTGTTGCGGTCGCGCCGTGAGACTGATTTTCGGGCCGCTGGAGCCCGATAAGCCCGACCACCTCCAAAAGGGCTTGCAGGAAGCGGATAACGTCTATCCGTCGCCTGACGGCTATCGCCCGATCAAGGCATTTGACGTAATGACCGATGCGCTGCCGGCCCTGTTCCAGGGCGGCGCGGCGTTCACCGGCTCGGACGGCACGGTGCAACTGCTGGCGGGGACGGCAACCGACCTCTATAGCTTCGACAACACGCTTTCGTGGTCTTCGATCCTCGGGTCTCTGACGGCTGGCCGGTGGTATTTCACGCAGTTCAACGATCATGCCATTGCGACCTATGGCGGGACGCCGGTTGACGTAAATATCCTGACCGGGACCGGGGCCGATTTGGGTGGAAGCCCGCCCGACGCGGATTATTGCGCCACGGTGCGCGACTTCGTTGTGCTGGGCAAGGACAATACGATTACATGGTCCGGGTTCGAGGACCGCGCCGAATGGACGGCGGGAACCAATCAATCCGGCTCCAAGCCGATGCTGTCAGGCGGTAATATCACGGGGCTCGCCGGCGGTGAATACGGGCTGATCTTCCAGCGGTCGCAAATCACCCGCATGTCCTATGTTGGTGTGCCTACGGTGTGGCAGTTCGACGTTATCTCGGCGAACATCGGCTGTTCCGCTGCTGGATCGATCGCCCAGGCGGGGCGACTGGTATTCTTCCTGTCCGATCGCGGGTTCATGATGACGGACGGCAACGACATCCAGCCCATTGGTGCTGAGCAGATCGACCGCACGTTCCTGGACACCTACACCCGTCAGGACATTGACGACTTCATGTATGCGACGATCGATCCGTTCAACACGATCGTCAAATGGGTGATGCCGGGCAAGGCGTGGATCTTCAATTATCTGCTGAAGCAATGGTCCACGGAGACGTGGAACATCCGGGCCGCGCTCACGGCTTTTACCGCCGGGCTTAGCCTCGAGGATTTGGACGCGATTTACCCGGACATGGATGCCATGGGGCCGTCGCTCGACGATCCGATCTTCCAGGGTGGCGTTCCGATGCTTCTGGCGGTGAATGCCTCGAATGAGCTGGGGACGATGACCGGCGACAATATGGCGGCGACGTTCCTGTTGCCGAACATGGAGTTGGTCGAGGGCCGGGAGACACGCATTTCGCAAGTGCGGCCGATTACCGATGCCACGAGCGGCATTACGTTCGCGGTTACGTCACGCCGCAGGCTGGGGGATACGGGGACGACGCGCTCGTTCTCGACCATGCAGGATTCGGGCGACATCGATTGCCGCATTTCGGGCCGGTATCTACGGGCTCGAGTGACAGTAGATGCCGGCGAGGACTGGTCATATATCCAGGGGATTGATGTACCGTTTGAAGCTGCTGGGGGTCGGCGTTGAGCCTGATCGTCCCGCCCACGGCCACATCGATGCCGGAATGGGTTCGACTTGTTGCCGCATCATTGAACCGGCTGATTATCGGCAACCCGGTGCTGAAGTCCTACACGGTGGCAACGGTGCCTACGGGTGAGCCGGGGGAGATGATTTACGTTACCGACGAAAGCGGTGGTCCAACGCCGGCCTATAGCGACGGGACGGACTGGCGGCGGACCTCGGACGGAGCCGTCGTATCCTGATCGGGGTCGTTCCCGATCCACACAACTGGCAATACTGGAACGAAGCTGAAGCCTTTTTAGAGCCCGCCAGAGCACGAGGCGGCTTTGAGGGCGTGTGGGAGCCTGACGAGCTGCTTTGGGCCTGTATGGACGGCCCTAGGCTGCTGGCGGTGGCAACGGCGTGGCTGAGTCCTGACGGATACGTGGAAGTGAAGCTTGTCGGCGGTCGGGACCACCGCCGCTGGCTCAGCGAATTGGACAGAAGGATTGGGGCGGCTGCGCGCGAAGCGGGGGCTACGCGGCTGGTCGCATTTGGGCGCGCGGGATGGACGAAAATCCTCCGCGCATATGGGTGGGAAGCGTTCAAGCTGGCGGACGGGTCAATGGCCTACTCGCGCCAGCTAGAGGAGTAGCGGGTGGGGAAGAAGAGCTCGAAGACCACGTCTTCGCCGTGGAAACCGGCGCAAGGCGACATCCTTGGCGCGATCGGCACCGTGCGGGATGTTGTCGGCAACAACCAGGGCAATTTGCAGAATATCGCCAGCGGCATTCAGGCGCAGCTCCCCGGCCTTGCCAACAAGGCGTTCGGGGACAGTCCGCTTCTCGATGCTGGGAACGCCTATGCGACCGACGTTCTCGGCGGAAAATATCTCAACGCCAACCCCTACCTCGATCAGATTGCGGCGCAGACGCGCGGCGACGTGGCCGATCAGGTCAATTCGCTGTTCGCCAAGTCCGGGGCATCGCTGGGAACGCAGCACGCGGGCGTCCTCACGAGCGAACTGGCAAAGGCGGAGAACAACCTTCGCTACGGCAATTACGCCCAAGAGCGGCAGAACCAGATGGCGGCGGCTGGGCTTATCCCGTCGATGTATAGCTCACAGTTCGCTGGCGTCGCGCCGTATGTGGGCGCGGCCACTGCGGCGGGGACGCTGCCTTATGCCGGGATCGGGGCGCTGTCTCCCATTATCGGGCTCGCCAACGGTTCGGGCCAACAGAAAGTGCCAGGCGGCTGGGGCAACGACCTGCTCAACGCTGCCGCCTCGATCGGATCGGGTGCGATCATGGCGTCCGATCCGCGCCTCAAGACGAACATCGAATACATCGGGCCGTGGGACGCGAAGGGCGACGGCCTGCAAAAAGCGCGCTGGAACTGGAAGGCCGATCCCAACGGCAAAAAGTTCGAGGGCGTGCTTTCGACCGACGTTCGCCGACTTCGCCCGTGGGCATTGGTCGAGAACTTCCGTGGCGACGGCATGCACGGTGTGAACTACGCCAAGCTTTCAGAGGCGGCATAATGGACGAAGCTCTCAACATCGCACCACCCTATGCCCAGATGCAATCGCCGGGCGTGGACCTTCCCGGAATGGCTAAGCCCAAAGGCGGCATGTTTGGCGGAGGCTTTGGCCTGAAGCAGGCGCTTGCATTCGGTCTCGCTGGTCTCGTAGCGCGGCGAAACCCTATGCTGCTGCAAGGGCTGCTCGGCATGATGGCGCAGAAGCAGCAGATGGCCCAGCGGGAACAGGAATACCAGCAGCACCGCAATGACGACTTCGCCGATTGGCAGAAGCAATACGATTATTCGGTTGCGCACCCCAAACCGGTCAACAACGACACGGCGGCGGATTACGATTACATTGCGAGCAAGCTGGGCTCGGAAGCTGCACTTCAGTTCCTGAAGACGAAGACCGATCCGGTTGTGAACACGCAGACAGGCCCGGTGCTTTACTCGAACGTGTCGCGGGCACAGCAAGGCCCGCTGACCGACGCAGACATTGATCGGTTGACTGGAGGTGCGGGGTCGCCAGCCCCGCGTCCTTTTCGTTGACACGACCAAGCCGTATTACGTTTCGCCGACCGACTTTCCGGACCCGATGAAGGCGCCCGGGCGCATGACTTCCGGTCGGCGCACCATTGAAGGGAACCGTCTCGTTGGCGGAGTCAAAAACTCGCACCATTTGACGGGCGATGCCGCCGACTATGTCGGCGCTTCGATGGGCCAGCTTCAGGGCTATTTCGGCCCCAACGCCCGTTACCTCAACGAGGGCGATCACATTCACGTTACGCTGCCCGGTTATGGCCGGGTTCCGTATTTCGGCCGCAACGGCACGAGGGGACTTTAGTGGCGCAATATAAAGACGGTGACAGCCGTGTTATCAATGGCGTTACCTACACCCGCCAGAATGGGCAATGGCTCCCGCCGGCGAGTCCCTTCGCCAGCCCCAAGCTTCCGGGTGAACTGACCGGTCAGCAGCTCAACAACGCTGGGCAGGGCATCCACAACCGCAAGGACGAGGCCACCCTTCCCTATGACATTCGCTCCGCCCGAGCTCAGGCCGAAAAGGCGGAGATCGATGCAAAAACCGCCAAAGAACAGTATGACGCGCAGCATCCATCGGCGGACAAGACCGGCCTCTATGGTGCTGACTATCTAAAGACGCTTTCTGCCTCCGACCAAAACATGGTGAAGGCGCTGTCCGAAGGGCGATTGGCATTTCCGCAGGGCGCCGCGCTGCGCTCGCCGTTTTGGCAGGAAAAGCTTAGCCAGGTAGCCCAGTTCGATCCGACCTTCGACGCGACCAACTTCAACGCTCGCGCCAAGGGGCGAGCGAATGCGATTGCCGGCAAGCTCGGACAGTCCAACAACGCTTTGAACACGGCTTTGGGCCACCTTCAGACGCTTTCCGATCAGATCGACGGCACCGCCTCGCATGGCGGCTTTCCGTTTGCCACGACCGTCAACCATATTCAGAACGCCTATGCCCGCGGCCATGGCGATGCGGGCATTACCAATTTCACCGATACCGCGTCCAAACTAGCCGACGAGCTGGAGGCTGTTTATCGCAACGGTGGTGGCGCCGAGCAGGGCGTGGTGCGCCAGCTCCGCAATCTCGATCCTGATATGTCGCGAGATCAGAAGGTCGGGGTTATCCACAACGCGATGGACTTGCTGGCCTCGAAGATGGCGGCCAATCTTTCGCAATATGACTTCGGCACTGGCGGTAAGCCCGCTTGGGATATGCTCGATCCGCACGCCAAGCAGATCTTCGAGAAGAATGCTCCAGACATCCGTGACAAGTATTTCGCGCTCGCCCCAACAGCCCAATCTAACAATCCGCCTCCGGGGCCAGGTTTTGTTCCGCCACCTACTGGGGCGAACAACAATCTCCGATCATCGGTCGATGGCTTCAGCGATAAGCCCGACCAGGAGAGCGCTGATTTTTGGGACCGCGCGCTACACAACGGTGTGCCGTATCGCACAGCGCTGAAACAGTGGCAAAGCGACATCAAGTTTCGCGGACTGTCGCAAGTAGAGCCCCCCGATCCCGCTGCCTACCACAAGGCAGCTTCCTACATCAGCAAATATCCCAACAT